GGGCACAGGCACAGCTCTGACACGTACGCTTGTTGCAACAGATTACAACTCCTGGGGCGACGTCATTGATAACTGTGTCGCTGCTGGATGTGAGTACTACATTGCACCACTACTGGATCCAGTTACAGGAACACGCACGCCTACGATCATACGTGGTCGATGGGATCTAGTTGAGAACCCTCCTACGACGTACTGGCGCATTGGTGTTCCTGTAGCTCAGGCGCAGCAGTCAGGTGTCGATCTTCAATACCCCACAGGCATTGCGGAGTACTGGTGGCCAGAGAATTCTGTCCAGGCAGCAAATCGCGTGCTTGCGGTAGGCAAGTCAAATGGCGCATCAACGCCTAGGCAGATCTACACGAACGCCTCCAGCTTAACGCAAGGCTATCCGGGCTTGGATAAGCGCCTGACTCTGAGCGACATTGAGGATCAGAACACACTCAATGCCGTTACTGCTGCGCAGCTAGTTAATGTGGCTCCGCCGATGCTCTCGCCAACCATTATCCTTGATGGTACTGTTCCTGATGCGTTTGGTTCATGGAGCCTCGGTGATAATGTCAAGCTGGTAATCGACGATCCCTACCGTTTCCCCAATGGGCCAGTTACGGGTGTGACAAGGATCGTTGGTTATAGCTTGACGCCGCCCAGTCAGAACGGCCCTGAGACAGTCAATCTTACTATTGACAACATCATGAACCTGACAGGTGTATCATGAGTGAACCGACACCGTATCCGCAACGGCCAACGTCTCACCAGGTTGTTGCCGACTCACACAATTTCAGGACGAGAGTCACACCTCAGGGTGATCTCATCGATATCATCAAGGATCTGCAGAAGCGTGTTGCGCGTCTGGAAGCGACACTGAATACGCACTAGGGGGCAGAAGTGAATGACGCTCTCATTGGGTGGCTTACACAAGGAGGCGCGGGGGCTGCACTCCTTCTTGTTGTCATCTTTATCCTTCGGGGGCTACTCGTTCCAGCCAGCGTCTTGAAGCAGATGCGCGAAGAAGCAGACAAGCGCGTCGGCGAAGCTCTTCGAGTCGCTAAGATCTGGGAAGAGGCATTCAGTAAGCTAGAAGCGCGTGGCGACAAACAAGAGGAGGCACTACGTGAATGCCTCGAGGTCGGGAAAGCCTCCTTGGCAATCCTCCAGGCCGTCAGGAACGCCTCCCATGGGTATGCCGAACTACCACCGGGACGTTCCAATGAAGCGATTTAAGTGGGCTAAGGTAAAGCCTGCCGTTTCAGCGGCCGACAAAACAAAGGCGGAGGAAGCCCTGGAGAGGGCCGAACAGAAGCTAGAAGCTGCGGAGGAGCTTGCTGCAGAGGCTAAGCCTGTGATGCGTGACCTGAAGGCACAACGTGAAGCTAACCACTTTGCGCTCGACATCTACCGTGCCATGCTGGGTGGTAGATAATGCAGACAGTCATCGTGTATGTGGTCGTTGCTACACTGATCTGCTCCTGGACCTTCGTGATCCTCTACGGATTGCTGGCCAAGTGGTATGCCTCTACAATGGGTAGACACCTATTCTTCTTCTCCCTTATTATTTCCCTGACCTATCTCAACTCGACACTTCGCCTGATGTTTCCTAACCTCCCCTTCAGGGTAGAGTCAGCTCAGGTGATTGCGGTCTTGATATTCCTGGTCGTAGCACAACGGCTATGGATATTCCTTCGAGTTCTGTTTCGTGATCGCAAGGATCTAAAGGAGGCGCAGAAGAATGAATCTGAGTGATAAGGTACTCAGCGCGATCCGTACGGGTGTTCCGTACGCGGTCGGCTTAGTGGTCAGCTATCTGCTGATTCACTTCGGCTTCGCTGTTCCGGAAGACGTACAGACCTGGCTGGAAGGCCTACTCACATTCGGTATCGGCTACGTGTACTATCTCGGCGTCCGATACCTCGAGGGCAAGTGGCCGAAGCTGGGTTGGTTGCTCGGTGCCCCGACGCAGCCTGTGTACAACCAGACGCTGGCCGTGCATGTCGTCTCGAGTGTTACCAATCCTCCGAACGCTCCCTAGCCGGGTGTCTAGGGAGTAAGAGAGCCCCTCACCCTCTCCGAATGCGGGCCGGAGTAGTCCTGGGTGAGGGGCTCTCGTCTGTTTACAGGTAGGACAGGAAGAACAGGGCGCAGACGATTCCGCCTACGAGTGCGAAGATGCCAAGGATCGAGGCAATGATTATGTAGCCCAGAAGCTTCACTGCTACTTGTCCATTCCAAACTTTAGACGCGTTACTAGTCGGTGCACTACCACGTTGATGGAGGTGGACACCTTCGTTGCATCCACATGCTTGTCGCAAACGGAGTGTCCGTTCACTACTACCAGTGCTGGCTGGTCCGGGGTCCCTAGCAGGAAGCAAACGACACACATCATCGTAGTGGCTCCAGTAGGTCCCGGCGCCCCATAGTGAAGGCCATGTAGTAGAGGAGGTGCCGCATTGCGTCGTTTGCGTGCTTCCGCCCTGCGCTCCATTTTCTGACCTGCTTGAGCTTCTCGTCGGTCCAGAAACCTCCTGCATGGTTTTTGTTCTTAGGCGGAATGACCTTGCCAGGCGTTTGCCAAATGACCTGGATGTCTGGGCGCTCCTGTACGACAAGCTTGACAACTCCGATGTATTCCATGCTGATCAGTTCGACTGCCGGGGCATCCACAGGCCGGCGATACTGAAACGATTCGCATACGACGATGGTGTTCGATACGTGTCGACGTTCCAGCATATGCTTCAGGGTCTTGTGGTGATCAGGTTCGACAAGCTGGAGAGTATCCCACTTCTCGTTCAGGAACTCGAGCTGGCTGTCGACGTTGTAGATGACGTCCGCATCGTAGAATGCGACACCTGTCTTACCTCCTGGGTCGAGAGCAGTGATGGAGAGGTGGCCGTCCTTCATATGACCCATCGCCTTCCACAGTCCCTGCAGGTGTACAGCTTACGCCAGTCGATGATCTCTGTTTCAATCCACGACTCGCCGGTCTTGTGATTGTGGTGAAAACAGTTACGTCGATCCAACCAGTGAAGGTACTTGAGCTTCCACCACGAAGCAGGTTTCATGACAGCGTCGTCTCTGCTTCGTCGTGTGTTGCCTTAGTCATTGCGATTATCCTAATGGTATGACCACGAACGAGATACTTCAGGATCAGGTCCGCATCGTCGATTGCCACTTCCACAGACATGGCGATTCCGGCAGTGTTCTTCCAGTTGTCCCAGGTGAATACCTGTCGGGGGTTAAGTTCGTACTTGGCAATCACACGATCACGCTCAGCGTCTCCGAAGACAAGCATCACACGGTCCCAAAAAGGAAACTCGCTGCCTTGAGCTCCTTCCTTCACCCACTTCACGATGCGAGTAGTTTTCCCTCTTTGTCGCCAGAAGAATAACAGATTCACCCCGTGGTCTCCTTTCCCTCTCTACCTCAAGTCTACGTGAGTCTAATCAAGATCCTTTAAGCCCTTACGAGTAACGCGGGAGAGACTGAGTCATCACGGTAGAACTACCAGAGATAAAGTCTATTCACAGGTCTAAGCCTAGCGAACTCCCTGAGCTCTCAGGCTGTTGTTCACGTCCTCGAGCTGGGCCTGAAGCTCGCGGATGCGCTCCTCCAGTTCGGCCCTGCGCTTGGTAAGTGAACCCTTGCCCTTCGGGACGACTTCGATGTTGTTATACTGCAGGTTAGAACGGTTGCCATCCTTGAAGATGACCCGCTCCGAATTCGAATCGATCGGGCGACCCAGAACCTTTTCCGCACGAATGTGATGAGTCAGGCGCCACTGATTCTGGCCATCGTTCTTCACCTTCGTGTAGCTGTACCCATTCTGCGCAATTCGCGTCGAACCAACGGCAGCGATTCCCATCACAATCCTCTCTCGAGTGCACGAGTCATGTCCGCGCCCCCGTCCTGTGGAGTCAGTCCCAGCATGTCCAGCAGCATTGCACAGTCAGGAACGTCTTGTGCGTTCATAGCGATAGTCTGAGCACAGTCATGCTTCTGCTTATTAGTCAGGTCTGCTGCATCAAGTACACGTGAGTTCGAACTGTTGATCTGGAACTCCTTGGACATCTAGCTCTCCCTTCTAATTCTATTATACAGGGAACCTCGCAAGGTCTACAAGAGACCAATTAGAGTTCGCCCCAGCTCTTACCGTAGGAGATGTCGACCTTGAAGGGTACGTAGTCCGTCCACTCTTTGGCTGAACGGATCATTTCCTCTTGGAGGATAGTCGCAACCTTCTCACGATTGTCCTCATGGCATTCGGCTGCCAAGGCGTCGTGAATGGTAAGTCGGATATGACCAAGCCCTCGCAGTCGAGGTCGAGCTCGGACCAGTGCTCGCAGGCAGATGTCTGAAGCTGTCGACTGAGGCAAGAAGGACAGTCCTTCGTTGAGTACATCCGTTCGGTTCTCTTCAGTGATGAGTGCGAAACGTCGATGCCGACCAAACGATGTAACCAGGTCATTGCCCTTGAGGACAAGTCGCTTCACCTCCATTTGCCAATCTCGAACACGCGGAATCGTATCCAGGAAGTTCTTGAGATCCTTCTCAGTGTCACTAACTGACCAGCCATATTCCTCGGCAATCGTGTATGCCGTGCGACCATAGCTCAGGCCATAGAAGTATGCCTTGACACGAACACGTTGATCCTTATTCAGTGTGATACCTCGGTAGAGCTTCTTGCCTAGCTCCGTGAACAGGTCAGCGTCAGGGTCAGCGAACACAGACCGAAGGTACTCGTCACGTGCCAGTGTACAGATGACTCGGCCTTCTGCCTGTGCATAGTCACCGTGCACGAAGACGTTCTCCGGCTTCGTAACGTCGAACTGTCTACGAATGATCTTGTCACGGTCGATGTTTTGGAGGTTCGGGTTCTTGGAAGCCAGACGCCCGGACGTAGTACCATGAAGTGAGTACGTCGTATATACTCGCCCACGATACGTTCGTTCACGGATCCCCTTGACATATGTGCCGTACTTCTTCGCTTCCTTGCGATTCGCCAATAGAAGAGTAATGAACTCGTGCAGACTGCTTTCAGGGTCCAGTCTCTTCAGAATGGTTAGGCAATGGTCTTCGTCAGTGGAAGCGGTACGAATTCCATTGTCGTAGAAGTATTCCTTGAGCTGCTTCGGCGAATTCGGATTGAGTCCCCCTGCCTTGTCATAACAATGTTCGCCAGCGAAGGCATCGAACACCTTTCGGCGATCATCAAGGGACTCAAGGTACTGCGCCTCAAGCTGAAGTGAGTACACGGCGTCGATGTGAATTCCGTTGAGTTCCAGAAACTTGAGTTCATTGGCTGCAGAGACTAGGAAGTCGTGCAGGTCTCGGAGCGTTTTACCAGGGACGTCAGGAAGGAAGGAAGGCCTAATATTCCTTTCCCTAAGTAGTTCGACTTCGAAGTACTCCATGAGGTCCCACGTGACAGCGATGTCGTAGGCGTTGTACTTGTAGAGGATAGGACGAGGGATAACGGCATAGTTCTTCCCCGATCCGAGATACTTCTCGATCTCGTGCTCCCAGTGCGGCGTCCCGAGGAGCTCCACACCCAGGTCCTTTAGCCTGTGGTATCCTGGGCGTTCGTCGATGCAGTAGTGGGCGAGCATTGTGTCGAACCAGAGGTCGACGTTTCCCAGGGTCGGATATACGCCCGCAAGGTCGAACTTGCCATTGTGTGCGATGACTTTCTTCCGGCGGAGCAAGGCCCCCAATGCATCCCGCACTGCTTGAGACTGGTAAGCAATTTCACCAACGACGCAGACCTTACCCTTAGCGTAACCAAGTCCGACGCAGAGCATTTGGTAACGGTTAGGGTGATCAAAGGAGTTGTCCTTGTCGATCCCACATTCGATGTCGACAACTAACCGCTCCGTTCTCTTGTCGAGTTCTTCGAAGGCCTGGAGCGCATCCTCTTCAGTATCGACTACAACGTACTCAGGTGGATTCCAGGGTTGCATAGTTCGCACGAGCTTGCCCACGTCGTTGACCAACGATGGGAAGGCATCTCCGTTGCGGAGACAAAAGGCAGGGTGGAACGTAGGAACAATCTCTGCCCCTGGAACAGCGGCACTTTCTTTCGGTGGTCCAACTCGAAGTGAAGTAATTCCCTGACCCGTATTGAGGACCACCTGAGCTGCGGTATTGCCCAGTACCAGTACCTGTTTCGATCCTTCGAGTTCAGACATAAGTCGAGGTCGGCAACACTCCACCGCTCTTGCGGAAGGGGTAGCGTTGTCTGGAGGACGACAGGAAGTCGCATTCGTGAGAAGAGTATTTCTTCGACTAATGTCATAGTAGTTGAGTACTCTGTCAAGGAGCTTACCACTCGGTCCCACGAAGGGGACACCGCCACGCGCCTCCTTGACACCGGGTGCTTCTCCGACGACGGCAATCCCATTCGAGTCCTCCGGGATAGAGGATGGGACATAACGACCTACTTCACGTAGGTCGCAGTCCTCGCATCTCGCTAGTGGGTGGTGACGATCAGGCATCAGCCCATGCCTTCAGGAGTTGGATGTTGTAGTCCAATGACTGTGTAGTCGGGAGAGCGATGTCGAAGTAGTACTCCGGTCGATCGCAGCGCTCACCCTTCAACATGCTCTTCGCACCCCAGGCGTAGTTGAACGGCGCTGAGGTATCCACCCCTCGCACCATCGCCCTGTGGAAGTCCTGTGCGTGGTCGCGCAGCTCCTTGATGTATCCAGGATTGGTGCCGAGCAGGTGCATCTGGTAGCCAGGGTAGTTGCTGTAGATGTACTGCGCGAGCTCTGACCTGACTGCCTTGTTCTTCGTAGTGTCAATCAGGTGTCGAGGGATACCCAGCACCCTGATGTTCGGGTGCTCACTGTAGTACGCTTCCACACAGGCACAGCACTCATCGAGCGTCTGGCCTTGAATAACGCCCATGTACTTGAAGCGCTTGTCGACGCCGAGCTGGAAGAACTCCTTCGCCAATTGGAGTGTTTCCATCATGTTGCCTAGAACATCAGGCACGACGATCTCATTCACCATCAAGCCGATCGCCTTCGAACGCAGCTCACCAGGTGACAGAAGATCTCCCTCAGCGGCACCGTTGTCCAGGATCAAGTAGTCACCATTGCGACGTGCTGCGATGTACGCTTCCTGGTATCGCTTGTCAGTCAGGTGCTCCGGAAGGACCAGCTGGTAGTTGGTTCTGAAGATGGAGTTCATCTGTGTATACGGCGGAATGAGTGCCAGCTTCATATCAGCTCCCGCTCGGCTTGAACCCATGCAGGAGCTTCTGCTCTGCAGGCGCATCGGAAATCAGGTCGGCCGTCTGCATCTCGATCAGGCGCAACTTGATATATGCGTAGCGAGCGTAGTTGCACAGATCGGCCAACTCAGCAGCGGCTTCCTCGTACATGTTCTTGCCCATGAAGGAGAACGCGCCGTACTTTACGCCACCTTCATTGTGCCTGGAGATCACGAGATGGTCGAACTCACCGCTGATCATGTTCACCAGATTGCCAAGGCTCATCTCAGGCTGTTCGTCACTCATTGTTGAACCTCTTCTCGTTGAAGGTCTGCTTCTGCCTATATGCTTCGGCCAGATCTAAACCCGTGATTGCACAGCAGTTCAGGAGGTAGATAAAGACGTCTGCCAACTCGTCCGCGAGATGCGCATGTGCCTCATCCAGTTCGATACTACCGCGTTGTGCCTTCTTGACGATGTTAGCGACTTCGCCGACCTCACCGCAGAGTGCGAGTGCATGATGGTTCAGGTCGTCAGCAGTTTCGGGAAACCATTCCTTGGATGCCTGATGACTCTCGTCACGCATCTGATTCAGTACCACATTGGCGATATTGTAATCAGCCACGAATCATCTCCAGGAACTCGGCCTTCGCAGTACGATTGTGATCTGCAAAGACACCGGATACTTCGGACGTTGTAGTCAGTACACCTGAAGCTTTGACGCCGCGCATCGCCATACACATGTGCTCGGCCTTCATGACGACGGCCATGCCCTTGGGTGCCAATCTACTCCACAGGAAGTCGTGCAGCTCAGTGGTGAGCTCTTCCTGGACGTGGAAGCCTTTGGCCACATATTCCACGGCCCTTGCGAACTTGGACAGACCTGCGATGAGCTGATCCGGAACGTAGCCGATCCAGGCATTACCATGGAAGGGCAGAACATGGTGCGCGCAGAGGGTGTAGAAGGGAATCGGACCCAAGACGACCATGTTTTGCGACTTGGCCTTGAAGGTTGTGAACTTGAACTCTTCGCGAACCGTTAACTCTTTCATGGCCGCTGCCAACCTACGCGGCGTGTCCCTGTGGTGTTCCTTCTTCAGATCCACCCCGATGCTGCGCAGGAAGCCAGCCGCGGTCACCTGGGACGTGTCGCGGTAGTCAATACCCGGAAGGTAGTACACGTCAGGTGCGCACTGCTCATGGCCGTCATTCGGGTAGTGTGTAATGTCCTCGCCGATGTCGTTAGGGGCGACATAGTCAGCCATCGACTTCCACATCCTTGATTCGTGGTACAGCTTGGGTGAATGTAGCTGAGTTGGTGGCGGTCTCGGTTACCTCCACGCCAATGATCCAGATGTCACTGCCGAGGGCTTCTTGAATCTTGACACAGAGCATCTCGGCTACAGACTCCACAGTGGGCCATGGTTTGTGTGTGTAGGCGCCAATCCAATCTTGGTAGTTGTCAGGAGGGCCGAAGATGAAGATCTTGCAGCCGTCGTTCCAGATGTCGTCCAGAAGGTTGTCCATTCCACCAAGCATCACACCGTGGTCGATGTACGTATCGATCCACTGTCGAATCACCTTCTTGGCTGATCCGAAGTCCATGCTGATGCCGTTCTCGTCTACGCCGCCAGGGAGCTCGTAGGCCTGGAGGTGAAACTTTGCCTTCCACGAATGGCCATGCAAGTTCTCACACTTGCCACCCAGGAAAGGTAACCTGTGAGCGGTCTCGAAGTTGTGTTCTACTGCGATGCTCACCTGACCCATGACCATTAAAGTCTCCTCAAGTCTAACGCAAGATCTTTTAGAGCTGTCGCTCTGTGCGCTGAGCTGTGACAAAAGCTGTCTATCGCGAGTCTAGCTATGGACAAAGCACGGAAAATCCAGCGCTCAACGAGATAGATTTTCCGTGCTTTCTGTCAGCTCGCGACCCAGGCCTTGTGGTAGTCCTGGTCGGTCATCTTGTACCACTCGGCACTGTCGTCAGGAACGACGAACCAGTCCGTGTTGTTCAGGACGATGATCGGGGATCCTGGATTACGAACGTATAGAGTGTTCGGGTCACTACCATTCACGACGTGGTTCTGTCCAGCGTACTGGGACGCGTCTGAGGGAACCAGTCCTAGCCAGGTCTGGAAGGCAGCCAGGTTCGTCGTGTCGTATTGCAGAGCGACTGCCGTCGCCAGCTTCTGAGTAACGTTGACCGTCATTACTCTCCTTCGTATTCGGTCGGATCCAGGACATTTGCGAGCACGAACGCTTCCTTGCGCTCCACGCAGGTGCCACACTTGCCACAGTGAACGTCGCCACCCTTGTAGCATGACCACGTCTCTGAGTAGTTAATGTTGTACCGCTCCGTGCCCATGGCCACGATGTCCGCCTTGGAAACAGTGAGCCAGGGCGCGAAGATCTGGAACTGCGGATGGATGAATCCTTGGTTGGCGATGTGCAGTACAGCCTCGAGCGTCCGTACGAACTCTGGGCGGCAGTCCGGATAGACAGCGTGGTCACCAGCGTGCACACCCAGACCTAGAAGCCAGCCATCACCGTTGATACAGGCCGCAGCAGCGATGCTGGCCATGATCATGTTACGGTTCGGGACGACTGTCTGCTTCATGCTCTCGGCCTCGTAGTGACCTTCGGGCACCTCACGACTACCCACCAGAGCAGACCTCGTCAGCAATGTACTGACACTGGTCAGGTCGACAACCTTCCACCCCAGGTCTAGCTTCTCGACGTGGTCACGAACGTAGCCGAGCTCCTTCTTGTGCTTCTGTCCGTAGTCGAAGGACAGGACCATCAGGTCCTTGTCGATGTCGTACAGATGGTACAGCATCGTGATGCTGTCCATTCCACCACTCACCACGGCGACGTTAGTCAAAGGAAGGCACCTTCTTTTTCTTTTCGACGGGAAAGAAACGCTGTGACCGGCCTTGCTTACCGTGATCACGAATCAACCCACGCTGGATCAAGGTCTGGAAAATGTTACCTGCATCTCTGGAGGTCAAGTGGTAGCTCTGCATTAGGCGTGAACGTGAAACGCCCGGGTTCTTCACAATAGCATTTAGGATCTTTTCCATCTCACGTTCATTGGTAGTGACGCCAATACTATTGACTACCTGGTTCGTATAGTCACGCCACTGCTCTACAAACCGGATTGCGTAGAGCATGTCAATGAGTTCTATGTCGATGGTCAATCCTGGCTCAGTCAGGTTACGGCTCGCTGCAGCTAACATAGCCGCCTTAAGTCCTGACTTGCATAGTCGGTCGTACGTCGGTGTCATGATCTCTGGCTGGTCTGCCTTGAGTCCTGCCTTCATCATGTCCTGTTCAAGCAGGTTGTACCGTGCCCATGCTTCCGGTGTCAGCTGAGCATCCCAGGTAGTCGGACCAGAGAAGACAAGCTTCGAACCTTGACGCGTTAGAGTCGGCTCAGTGAAGTAGTGTTCACGAAGTCTCTTCATGTCACCAAGGATGAAGTTCCGCCCTGTGGAGTCTTTGTGCGTCGGTGGACCGAGCGGTTGGACACGCGTCACATCTGACTCTGCCGTGATGAAGACGAAGCGAGGAATGAATCCTGAACTGACATGTTCAGTTGTTAGCAAGCTACATACCTTGTTCTTAATGCCGCCAGCGAATAACATCAGAACTGGATCCTTAACCTCGATGACCTCCTTCTTCAGTACACGCTTTTGTAACTTACCATCGTACAACTTGGTAAGCGTCTCTGCCATGCCTGCGTAGTAGTCCTTCTTGTTCAACGCGTCCAGTAGTCCGCTGAACTCGTCGCGAAGAAAGATCGACGGTTGACTAGGCCTGGTAGAGAGGGAAGACATCAGTCCCTCGATCGAACCATCGGTCGCCAAGATGGCACTGCTGTCCACCTCCTCGATCAGATCCATTGCAATGTCCATCGCTGTTGACTTGCGGGTCAGCGTGGTATCTGCCAGGATCATAAACCACAGGTTGGGCTTCATTGTGCCGAACGATGTAGGCAGACGTACAGCTCCCCCAAGCAAAGCGGACAGAATGATAAATGCTCCTGCTTGATGGTACTGTGGAGCTGCGTCACCAAGTGAGCTTGCCCACTTGATGTAGTCGTCTACGAAGGTGGTGTAGCCTTCAAGTTGTGTTCGTTCACGGTCAATGAGAAGAGGCGATAGGTGAATCTCGGCTGGTGCGAGTAGCTTCTGGTTCTCCTGATGCCTTGCCCATGCCTTGCAGACGTCCTTCCAGAGTTGCAGCTCTGTACGTCCGTCACGTTTGAACTTGTTGCACTTCGAATCACGTGCAACGATGAACACTTCTTCCTTACTCAAGCCCGACTCGAAGCACATCATGTGGAGATTCCACAGGGTCTTGCTCCAGTCTTGTCCCTTGTCCGGCTCAATGGTAAAGTGGACGAAGGCTTGAGGAGGCAGGTCGTTGTCATACTTCTCGAGAAGCTCTTCGCCCGTGAGATCTGGTAGAGCTTCGGGCATCTTCTCTTCTACACCGGAAGTCTGTGCTAGTACGGGGTACTTGGCAAAGTCTTCCATGCGGTACTTAGTTGAACTATGTGATATAAGTGCTACAGGCACCTCGTCGTATTCCGGCTTGCGGTTGTAAGTGCCGGGGATACGCATTAGCTGGGTGAGGTCCCAACCACTCTTATCCGCTCCTTGGAATGCGTGGTAGTATGCGATCCGCTTGCTAATGCTCTCTGCATCGTACGGATCAAGAGGATCTTCGAATGCCCAGTATGCCTGGTAACGATTGGGTGAAGTCTGAACTACTAGTGTAGGCTTCACGATACAGTTACTGGGATGGCACTCGTCAAGGTCCGACCAGGCGGATGTACAGACAGCGACGCTATCCTTGTTTCTCTTGGGGCGTGACAGTAGCTGCGGACAGAAGTAGACGTTGTGTGTCGCCGACATCAAGTCGATGCGCTCGTCAACCTTATCCTGCTCTTCAGGCCACTGGTAGAACTCCTCTTTGAAGTTCTCCATGTCAGGCCGAATGAATGCGATGCAGAGATAACCTGTCGCCTGCCCGAAGAGATGGGAAAGGAAAGAGTTATAGATCAACTTACCATCCCTTTCGGACTAAGGAGGTGAGCGGCACCATGTTCGGTCGGTTAAGGAATCCGCTAACGGGGAGAGCCCCGCTCACCAGTTCAGTTACGGCAGGAGCGAGCCGGACTTCTTCTTGCCTCCGACCGAAGCACCCTCGGTCCAGGCCTTGATGCCCTTGATCTCGTTGCTCTCGTCGTAGGTCTTGTCACCGACCGTACGCTCGGGTCGGATCGACACGCGAACGATGACGTCACGGGAAATCAGGTCCTCGGCATCGGGCACGGTGAACTCGCCGGAACGGATGTCGTACCCAAGAGCCTTCATCAGCTGCGCGAAGGTGTAGAGAGCACCTTCGAACAGCATGCAGTTCGTCCAGACCCTCTTGTCCGAGTACTCGCCATCCTGCACGGTGAACTCGATGGCCCAGTACGGCTTGCCATTGTTCTTCTCGGACTGCGACTCACGCAGGTCGATGTCCGTGATCTTGACATGATACTCGCCGCGAGGAATGGGCTTCCTGGCCTCGCTGGAGGCCTCCTCGCTGGAGAAGTTGACCTTCAGATCCATGTTAGTTTCCCGTTTCGTTTTCCTGGTTGATGTATTTCATGATTTCCGCCATGGTCGGTTCGATCATGACCTGCGGAAGCTTTCCAGTACGGTCCTTTGCAGTGCAGGTATCCGTAGCCTGGGACAGCACGAGCCGGGTCTGCCGAGTCTCGTTGTCGACTTCCATCTCACGCATGTACATGAAGACGACGATGTCGAGGAAGGCAGCAACCTCCTTGGCCAACTTACCCGACAGGCTGGGCTCCTTAATGAGCATACCTGTCTTCTGATCCTTCTCGACCTTGACCAGTGCTGTGAAGATGGTGTTGTAGGGCAGGTCACGGAACGCGCGGACGAACTTTCGCATCTGCTCCAAGTTGATGCCCCACTCACGCATGGACGGTACATCGACGTCGCGGCTCTCGCCCTTGTCCTCGACGAGCTTCTGCATGATACCGTACATGTTGAACTTCTGGACCTCGGTCAGCGAGTCCAGAATGATAGTGCGGTACTTGTGATTGCCTGCGTACAGCTCATCGTAGACGAGCTGCATGTCCTTCCAGGACGTCACACGTACGGTATCACAGTTCGGGTAGGTGTGCTTGAGGGTTTCGCTTCCACCTTCGAAGTCCACAACGAGGACGGAACGCATCTCAGGCACGTCATCAGCTGATCCGGCCAGGCGGGTCTTGCCTACACCGCTGTCGCCATAGACCAGAATGTTCAGGTGCGATTCTCTCTGCCCTGCCTTGAATACCTTCAAGCCGGCAAAGTTGGACGGGGTGAGTAATTCAGGCACGGCACGCTCCATATGTGAAGACGACGACTAGAACCAGGACGGCTACTATGCAGTAAAGCCGGTAGAGCGTATGACTCACTCATTACCCTTGGACTCAGTGGAAGGGACCTTGTCCTCCCAATAATGATACTTGCGCTTATCGAACATCGTTTCCAGGGTATACAGAAAGTCCTCGCCTTGGTTCGCACCGATGCATGGCTGCCTGAAGGCACATGTAGTACATCCGAACCGTCCTGCATTGGGATAAACTCGCAGGTGCGGATCGGTCATGTCCAGCGCTTCCATCAAGATGTTCCGCGCCGCTTGCTTCAGTTCTGTCTCGTTCCTGTGGACCATGTGTCGCTGATGGAAGACGCCTCCGTTCTCCTTCAGCCACTCCAGGTACTCGTCGTAGGCACCCATGACGTAGGCACCGTTGTCATTCTCCTCAACCGTCTTCTTGTACAGGTCGTAGTTAGTGTTCTGGTTCTTTGAGACACTATACAGGCAACCCAGTCGACGACGAGTCATAGGCTCAGGCTCTTCGGGAAAACCCTTCCGCTGTTCGTGGTAGATAAACCCGGCGATGCGAAGACCCATACTCCACAGGGCCCAACAGTAGCGCGTGATCTGGTCATCGATGAGAAGGAACTCATCCCTATCACCAGCAAGCTGAGCTGCGGTCTTCCAGTCCACGATCCAGTAGCGACCGTCAACGCCTTCGAAGATCGCATCGATTCGACCACCGTAGGTAACAGGTAGACCTTGCCAGCTAGCGGTTGTACCGTCAGGGAAGATAAGACACCTGGTAATAGGTGCCCACTGCGACTCGGAGTAGCGGGTGTCCCAGTATGCTTTCCACCTGTTGAGGCAGGTGCTGCATTCACACCAGAGCTGGTCGCCGTTGTCCGGGTTAGTAATTGGCACCTCGAAGGCGATTTCGACCTTGCGGGGGATCAGGTTGACATCGAGAACGGGTGAAACCTCTTCGGCGTGGTACTGAATCATCCCTTCGCCGAGAGTCATACGCTCTTCGTAGTCCTTGGCAACCTCCGGATCGAGGTCGCGCCTGGCAATATTGTTCTTCTCGCAGTAGTTATCGAGCTGGCTCATGCACTTCTTGCGAAAGGTCTGTACGGCCAGATTCGTTACGACGTCACGAGGCTTGTCCCACAAGGTCGGCTCGTAGAACTTTTCCATCGCACTGTGGTATGCTGTGCCAAACTCAAGCGGCTTGGCTGTCGTACGCGGGTACCAGAACTCACGGAAGATCCAGTTCCACCTGCGTCGGCATCCTCGGAAGGACTTCGACTCGCTGGTGTGCAACGAGTGCACCAGCTTCGCGTCGATGTAGTCCTGAACAGTCAGGAGCGTCATGCTCGAACCTCACGTTTGGTTCACTGAACTGCTTACATATCTATTATATATGGTCTCATCGTGGGAAATCAACGGTGACTTTTGATGTCACTTGAGACCGGTCAGAATATGCAGCCGCGGTGAGAAGCTCATGCCATGGTAAAGAGCGCGCTCCAGAACAGCATTGGTACTCTGGTTTGTGGTATTCGGAGTCGCACCCATTGGCATGATCCAGAAGTCATTACGGTTGCAGTTTAGCTCTTCGCATAACGCAAGTGCCGTATCCACGTCATCGATAGAGGCGCAGACGATCTTGAAGCAGGCCTTCCCTTGCTTCACGTAGTTTGCATACTGCCTGAGAGTACCCATCTTGATACGCTTCGAAGAAGCATCCAGAGGGGAGATAAGTGCGGAGGTGATCTTGGGGGACACGGAGAAGTGGGAGACGAGGTCAGCAACCTCTGGACGAACTAGTCGAGTGCCATTGGTCTCAATGTGGACGTCGAAACAGTCATGAACTAGGGTTCGTAGTAGCGCCCTAAAGCCTGCTTTGTCCTGGTGGATCAAGGGCTCACCGCCCGAGATGACCACAATGGACGCCCAGCTACCTAAGGCGTCGTTCGCGTCAGCAATCGCTTCAGCCTCGACGGCAGGATTCTCCTTCTCCAGGTTGTAGTTGGCCTTGTCCCAGGTCTGCTTCGTGTCGCAGTTGGTACAGTGCAAGTTGCACAGACCCAGACGGATGAAGTTGACAACTCGTCCCATGTACGGGCCCTCACCCTGGATAGTCGGACCGAAGACCTCGTTGAGGGGTAGTGTCATGTCCACAGGAGCTCCTAGTCGGCCCAGAAGTCGATGATGAATTGGCTGGCCTTGATAATCTGGATGTGACCATCGTCGTGCAGGAGCTGAATGTACTGGATGCCGCCGAACTGGTCGGACGTGATATCGTGGTCCAGCACATGCTTCTTGATGACGTGCAGTTCCTGACCGTTGTGGTACTCAATCTGCATGTAGCCAGGAGTCGCCGACCCGTTGTGTCTACGCAGAGTATGATCCTCGAATTGCGCCTGCGGACCGTACTCCTTTACCGGACCGTTCTTCTTGACCCAGTCCCATGTCTCGAAGAAACCCATCAGCTTCCTTCCTTGGCCAACGTGAAGTCGCCATCGCCGCGATATTCAGGGGCCTGTGGAGTCTTTGCCAGAAGGTTTCGCCCGAGTGCCTGGAACCAATGCTCCCCTCGAGCCCATGCTCGAGTAGGCTTCCCACACAGGCTGTGAACCCACCAGCCGTACTTCTTCCCCCTGGTGAACTTCCTGTTCTTGCCATCGGTGCAATCGCAGAACTTCGTCGGCATCTGATAGACGGCACGAACCTCAGGCGCGAAGTGACGCATCGAGGCATCTTCATTCGATACGACTCCGAGGATGCCAGTATCCTGACAGGCAGTGACGAAGGTGTCAGCCTTCTCATTGTCGTCGAAGGAAACCAGAACGTACCTAGCCATCAGTACTGCCACCATTCCTTTGTGTCTGCGATGATGGTGCAGTTCACAGGGAAGCGATCCCTAAAGTGTTCGGGCACTTCACCACCATACCAGACGTTGTGACTTACCACATGTGACTGGTCGCTATGCAGTTCGAACTCGTAGCGTGCACCTCCGAAACCGAGTCCTGCCTTGTGTTTCTTCCACTGCTCTTCGGTCGGTTCTGGACCAGTTGTGTACAGTTGCCACTTGTTGTCGATGAATCGTTCCCTGGCAGCCAAGTACTTCTCGGTCCAGAACCAGCACTTGGAGCAGAGACTATTTTCCTTCAGCTTGTCCTTATCGTAGCGGTTCTCGAGTTCGCCTCGCTGGCCACACTCCTTGCAGACGATGGTCTCTTGGCCCATCAAGTGTGCTACATCACCCCAGCACTTGATGTGGTCAGGTGCGTTGATGAACTCGGTGCCTATTAGTGTGGTCTGGTCCTCACCGAGCGCAGTGAATTGGAAGTTTGTACCATCGTTGTTACACTTCCAGTAGAACTTTTCCCCCGCAGGTGTCGTGTATGCCTCGCCAACCTTCACAGCAGCCCCTGTTCCACGAACAGTCTCTCCAGGTGCGGATTGCGCTTGATGCAGCGACGCGTTCCCCTCTCTGCGGGACTCATCTTGTAGTCACCGTTCCAGTTAAGCTGGGCATCGATCACGATCCAACTAATCATGGCTGTGATAATTCCCGCAGTTGCGAAGCACAAGTACGCGTAGAAGACAGTCATCCCCACTCCTCGAATGCAACCTCGACGGTGTCCTGGTAGTTCTTAAGCTCGTCGCACTGCTGCTTGATCAGGTCTGCGAGCTCGTCTGCGTGTCCCTGGAAGTAGCCATAGACAGCGTTCTCGACGTCGTCTGTAGTCGGGTCGTCCGTCTCGGTCAGGACGTCGATTCCCGTTTCATCGGTGTTGATCTGAATCGTAGCAACAACGGTCACGATCGGCATTACTTGATTCCCTTCCCGAACCTGAAGCACTTGCCGTGCTCGTCCTTGATGTGCACGCCCCGACACGCATCGCCGGTACCGTGCATGTGTACCTCGACCTGATCGTAGTCGCCTACGTTGATCGATCGGCGACCCTGTACGATGCACTCGGCCTTGTTGACGATCTTCTCGTTGAAGATGTAGTACCGTCGGATACGAGGCCCTTCGGGTACCTTCAACTTATGTTTTGCTTGCTTCATATCTTTATTATATATGGTCTCCTCGCGGGTTATCAAGCCTCAGTTTTGGGTGCGTAGAGAGACCTCAGTAGGTCTATCTTGTGTTTGACAGAACGGTACTTGATTCGTTCGTTGTCAGGAAGGTCCTTGAAGGCGTACTTCTCGGCACCAGTCGGAGCACCGTTCAGCATCTTCTGTTGAATACTGATCTCCTCGAAGGCTTCGAAGGCGATCTGGGCTAGCGTCAACATGTTCTTCATTGTCAGGTTGTCGATGTTGCCCTTGCTATCGTATCGTGGGTTCTCAACCATACTCGTGCTGAAGTCGTCGAGTAGTTCGAGTATGCCCGCCCGTATGGGTTGGATGCTATTCACAGAAACTCTCCCAGTGCCTGTGTACGCTGTTGTGCGATCTGGTAATCCAAGACGGAGTCGCCGAGGATTTGCTGAAGCCACGTCCACTGCTCCTGCAACTGTTGGTGCCTACCAAGGTCTACGGTGTTCCTGGCCATAATGTCCGTGACCTGTACTGCATTCTTCTGCCCAACCCTGTGGAGACGGTCCTCCGCTTGCCTGTTGATTGCCTGCTTCCACGATCGATCAATGAACACGATGTGCGAAGACCGTGTCAGAGTGATGCCCACTCCGCCTGCTTGGACAGTACCGGCAATGCACTTCAGCTTTCCGGCCTGGAACCGATTGATGTAGTTATACCGTGCGCGCTCCTCGATGTCGCCTGTGAGGAGTCCGTACGGCATACCTTCCTTCATCATGTGTTGCGCGAGCAAGTTGATCGACGACTTGAACTGCGAAAAGACTACCACAGGCTCATCGCTGTCCTCAAGCAGGTCCATGACGGCCTTGATCTTCACGGAAGGATCGATGATATTGTATCGAACAGCTTGGACAACGCGCCACTTCCAGTTGTGATTCGGATCGAAGTGTCGTTGCTTGTCGTACAGTTCGGTGTCTCTATTCGGATCCCACCGACGATTCAGTTCCTTCTTGCGGTAGTCCTCATGCTGAATGGAACCTACTGCGAACTGTTGCAGGCGAACCAGACGTGAGATGGCCTGAGGCGCAGGGAGTGGAACTTCTTCCCCCCTATTATTGGTCACCCAGGTCAGTTGCTTCTTACGGATCTCGTCGTAGGCCTTCCGCTGCTGAGGAGTCAGATCTACCCACATCGTGGTATAGTACTTCTCCGGAAGATCCTTCAGAACCTCTTCTTTGCGCCTACGTAGGTAGAAGGGTTTGATATCCCGAAGCAGCTTGTCAACGTTCTTGACACCCTTGATCTTGTGGTACCCCTGCGGTGTCGTTTCGTATTCGACGTGCTCCTTGTAGAAGCGCCAGTACGACGTGTACTCACGCGGGCGGAGCCAATGTAAAATACTCCACAGGTCGTGAGGCTTGCTGTCGGCAGGCGTACCAGAGGCGCCAAACTTGTGTTCAGGGCGCATCATCTTGAGGGCACGTGTCATCTGGCTCTTGCGGTTCTTGGCCCGGTGGATCTCGTCGCCAATGACGTTGAACCATTCCGTACGTGCCAGAGCTTCCTGCACTAGGCGGAGAGCATCCCAGTGAATGAGGTAGATCTGGTAGTTCTGCTTCAGGGCAAGCTTGAACGCTTCCCGGTCCTTCGGGTTGATGCAGTACACCTTCAGGCCAGGAACAGTCCACGCGTAGTGATCTTCCCAGCTTCCGAGTACACCGAGTGGTGCAGTGACCAAGGTCTTGGATCTCGTCGTACCCTTGTTTAGGCGCCACTCACGGTCCGTTGCGATTGCCTCGAGAGTCTTTCCCAGACCCATGTCGTCGCCACAGAGAACGTGGTCGATGTCCTTGAACTTCTGAAGGGCCTCTTCCTGGAAAGGGAAGAGTTCATACCCCTTCTTCAGTTGCGTCTCCAGAGTCAGCACTGAGTAGCCTCCTCTCGTCTTCTGCAGATAGCGTTGTGCTGATCACCTGTGCAAAGCTCTTGTCGTCGTGGCCTTGCTTGCCGAGGTACATGCCGAACGAAAGCGCATTGATAATCGTACTTACCTGCATACGTGCAGCTGCGTCGATCTTGCCTTCCTGGTAGAGCTCCTTCGCACTATCTTGACCCTGTATGAATAGAAACTCTGCCATGGCTGAAAGTGCGAGAGGTACAAGGGTCATATCGATCTCTACCCAAATCTTAAACTCCCTGTTGATCAGGTCCAGATCCTTCTGGATTGCTGCTTGCTGTTCCGGAGTCAGATCCGGAATTGGTATCTGTGACATTAGCACCTAACCATAATTCGCCGATGACGTTACCCGTTACACGACAAATCCAGAGTGACACCCATGCCTCACCCCGCTTCTCGTGCTTCATGCCTAAGTTGCTGTAGCCGTGCCACTTGTGACATGCCCTACAGTACTTACCATCTTGCGGATCAGCACTCTGGCTCGGAGGTGTCCAGTCTGCTCCCTGCCACTTCTTCCGTCTCCGGTATAGCTTCTTGCCGCCCTCTAACCATGACGGCGTCGGCCTCGGCGATGTTGATGACCAATCGTCCACAGGCACACCTGACTTTCTGGAAGTGTCTGCGCCTGATGTGATAGTGAACTAGTTGTGGTCTGAACCCCCGCGCACGCGCGTAGTCACTGATCGAAGCGGTCGTCTGCTCCTCGAGAGCATCCTCACGCTCGTCGGCTTCCATCGCTGCCAGCATCTCTTCGATGTTCATACCGACTCGTCGAGTTCACGGCGTGACTTCAGCATCGGATGGTTCTTCAGGAAACCTTCGGTCGGCGCTTCCGGGTCGATCGCGATCTTGAACGCGCCGCTGTCCCCTTTGGGGTAGAACGCCTTAGTGTAATCTTCGCCAAGACGGACCTGTTGGCCGAGAATACTCATGATCGTCATGGGCCTGTAGCCCTCTTCGTCCATAACCGAGCCTTCCAGACCGAATTCTTCTGCGGCTGCCTCTGACAGCTCCTCCAGCAGATTCTGGTACATTCGCATCTGTTCCAGCACGTTCTTCATGGCAGTGAGCTTGTTCACCATTTCTTTTCCTCCTCTCTATAATTATATAGGTACCTCAAAGTACCTTTCAAGTCACGAAGCTCGAGAGCTCTAAGCTCAGCTAGCTCCTAGACTATCGAATAGACTAAATCTAAGGTAGTTCTACTGAGATGAATCCTAAGCCCCTATGTAACTCGTTGAGGCTTAGGATTCACTCTCGTAGACTAGCTTAGACTTAGCTACGCTTGATGTCTTCCCCATACGATCCGTATAGTGCCTTGATCTGCCGCTCACGTTCATCACCGGAGACTCCCCGATCCAGAACCGGGTATGCCTTCGGCTTGGCCCGAATGATCTCAGGCGCCTCCTCGGCGGGAAGGCTTCCGTCGAGCATGACGGTGATCACCCATCCGGTCTCGAACCAGACGCATCGCTGGTTCTTACAAATCATGGTAATCGCCTTTTTGGTGAAGTCCTGAGTGGGTCTGATGCCCTCTTGCTCACCTGACTCACCACACTTGCTGCACCGCTGACGGCGTTCTAGTTCCGACTCAGCCACTAGCCCTCCCTCGTCCCGGTCGGCTCGGCGAGCTTGTCAAGGTCGAACTCCCCTGCCTTGACGCCCTTGATGAAAGCATCCCACTCGTGGAAGAAGAAAGAGGCCTCGCTACCGTCTTCGTCACTCACGGTGATGAGGTCAGTGAGTGGGTCCTTGGACACCTTCACGCAGCCACCATCCTCGCAGAAACTACTGATCTTGCCGCTTCCTGGTCTGCCATCATCGCCCTGTGGAATCACGATGCCTCCTCCGACGCCAAGTTGGCGAGCATGCGCTCCACACGCTCGAGCCGTGTGTTCACGTCTGCAAGCTGTCCCTGCAGCTGCGACGCCTTGCTGTTGGTACGAACCTTGCCCTTGGCGTTGAACAGCTCCTCAGTCGGGGCTGTGATCAACTCCCAAATCGAAGGGTGCGTGCCGCCTCCGCGGGTGATCTGTGCGATGCAACCCATACGCATCAAGTTGTTGCGAACACCCGTGAAGTATGGAACGGCAAGCTTGCAGTCCTCGTTGATAAGCTTCGTCAGAAAGCCGGTCCAGATGCGTCGAGGCGGACCCTCGCCATTCTGAACCAGCTCCGCCGTCTTGTGCATAGCGTTGTACACCTGAACGCAGTGGTTGAACATCTGCGGCATCGGGTCAGTCATTTACTTACCTCCTTATCTTCTATTATATAGGAACCCCTAACGGGAAATCAAGAGGAAAAAGAAAGCCCGCAATGTCACCGCTACGCCGATGCTGACGCCGTGTAACATTGCGGGCCTTATCTCCCATCCCGATCCCCACCGGGTTGAAGGAGCTCAACATGCCAGTTGACCTTATGCTCTCGGGAAGACATTAGGTGATGGGCGTGAAGAGCTCCAGCGCGTTAGCCTGACTCGAACCGTCCGCACGGGGGGCACAGTTGGGGTTGTGCAACGGACCGATGTACTCCATCCCGCGAAGTACATCTGAGGCTGCCGACCATGCTCACGGGGGCAAGCATTTCGGGTAACGCTCCACAGACCTGACTCGGGGTCGGTACCGGAAGGGATTTACAGTACCGACGCTTTCAGGTCCGCTAACGGGAAGCTGCTATTGTGTCGGTTGACACTGCATCCGATCAACGTTAGCACTTCGCCGGTGATGAGCCGACTTCGACAGGTAATCAGCCTGTACTTCCCTGCTAACGGCGACTGGCTTTCCGATCCACTGTAACGTTGCTTACGCTAACGTCCGAGGGTTAGGGAGTTTCAGTCGCCTGCTTCCGGTAGGCACAATCCCGGGGAACGAGTGTGCCTACCTTGTGCCCTTAGAGGAATCGAACCCCCGTCTTCTCATCACTCCTCGGCACCTGGGTGCCTCTGGCCGGGTGATGCGATGCTCTGCCACTGAGCTATTGGGCTTGACCGACGATGAGGAGGGCTTGTCGACAACACTCCTCACCGCCGACGTTTCACTCCGCCTCTTCGGCGACCTCATCGTCCGACTCGCCCGCGGGACCAGCCTGCAGGTTGTCCGACTTCTTCGGCGCAGCCTTCTTCGAAGCGGCGTTCGCCTTGCGCTCGGCCGCCCGAGCCGACTTTGCAGCCCACCAATCCAGGCCGTCCTCCAGCTTGAACGCCCTGCGGGAGACGCCGTTGCTGTCCTCGACCTGGATGAGATCGCCG